CAAGTGGCGGTAACGTTAAGCAATATGATAGTACTTCAGGATTATGGAAAGACTTTAGTGGTAACAAGGCAAACGGTGCTCCTCACATGTTGAGAAAGGCTCAGAGAAAAGTTATTGTTACTTCTTTACAATCGGCTCTAACAGCAAATCAAGATATTAGAAACGAAACTAACCGTTTCAATATTATTGCAGTTCCAGGATATCCTGAACTAGCAGACGAAATGATTTCTCTTGGAACAGATCGTAAGAATACAGTATTCAGTATTATTGATGCGCCATTAAGACTGGCCGCAGATGCAACTAGTACTTCTAACTGGATTAATAACAATGCAGTAACAACTGAAAATGGCGAAGATGGTTTAGTAACTAATTCACCATATGCGGCTGTTTACTACCCACACGGATTATCTACTAACCTAGACGGTTCAAGTGTTATGGTTCCTGCAAGTCATATGGCTTTAAGAACTTTAGCATTTAACGACCAGGTGGCATTCCCATGGTTTGCACCAGCAGGATTCCAAAGAGGATTAGTAAGTAATGCTTCTGGAACTGGTTACTTAAACGCAACATCAAGCGAATTTACAGCAGTTGCTTTAAGTGAAGGACAAAGAGATAGTCTTTACAGTAATAAGATTAATCCAATTGGAAACTTCCCTGGACGTGGAATTGCAGTATTTGGACAGAAAACTTTAAACCCAGTATCAAGTGCTTTGGATAGAGTTAATGTTGCAAGACTAGTTGTTTACTTACGTGAGCAATTAGATGACGCAGTGAAACCATTCTTATTCGAGCCAAACGATGAAGTTACAAGATCAAATGCTAAAGTAGTTGTTGATAGACTACTTGGTGAACTTGTTTCTCAACGTGGATTATTTGACTTTGTTACAGTTTGTGACACAACAAATAACACAGCGGCAAGAATTGATAGAAACGAATTGCACATTGACATAGCGATACAGCCTGTTAAAGCAGTTGAGTTTATATACATTCCAATAAGAATCCAAAATACTTTGGGTCAAACAGGATAAGTTTTAACTTAAACTATAAAAAGGGCGGTTCTTACTGCCCTTTTTTGTGAATGAATTATATACGCAGTTAACCTTTTTGGGGTCAAAGTGATAAATATTCGTATATAAAAGTTCTAGGAGAACAATATGGCAGTATCAAGTGCAACAACAGAGACTAAAAGTAAATTTGGTGTTCCGGTAACGGGTAATACAGGTTCAGGTGTTTTAATGCCTAAACTAAAATATAGATTTAGAGTTAGTTTTTTAAACAATTTTGGAGGCAATGCAGAAACTAAAGTTTTAACGCAGAACATCCAATCAGTAACTAGACCTAAAATTTCTTATGAAGAACAGGTTATAGACAGTTACAACTCGAAAGTTTATGTTCAAGGTAAACATACCTGGGAACAAATCAATGTTACTATACGTGATGATATCACTAACCAGGTAGCAAAACAAGTTGGTGCCCAAGTGCAAAGACAGTTAAATCATTTCCAACAATCAACACCAGCATCTGGTAGCGACTATAAATTTGACATGCAAGTAGAAATACTTGACGGTGTTAATGCAGGTGCTACTGAAGTTTGGTTCCTTGAAGGATGTTTCTTAACTAACGTAGATTACAGTGATGGCGACTATAGTGCAGGTGACCCTGTACAAGTTATCTTACAAGTTAGATACGATAATGCAATTCACTTTGAAGGTGACAATGACATTAACGGTAGAACTGTAAGTGGAAACCCATTCCCTGAAACAGTGAGCACAGGCGCAGGAACATTAGGTTAAGGAGTTAATCCTTAATGGAGTTTTTCAAATCAGGCAATCATCGGAAGTTCTTTCTTAAGGACTTCCGTAACGCCGAACATTACAAACCGGATATTGCTCCACCAAGGCAGAAGTTTCAAGGCTATGTAAATTTTATTATTAACAGGCGTCTTATAGGAATGCTACCTGATTCAGCATCTTTTAGAACTAGAATATCCTCATTAGTTAGAACTGCAACTTTACCTGAAGTTAGTTTTAATACAGAAGTTAAAAATTCATTTAACCGTAAAAAAATAATACAAACTGGTGTTGAGCATACGCCTATTAGTGTAACGGTTATGGATACTATTCAAAACGAATGGCTTACATTGTTTATGAAATACTACAGTTATCATTACATGAATCCTAGAAATAAATTTAATGATAATGAACGTGATACTTCTTTTATGGGTGGTGACACACATGGCGGATATCAGAAATCCAAATTTGGTAACCAAGGAGAAGCAGGAGCAACTAAAGGATATCAATGGAGCAGTAATGATTTTGGAATGGACTTAGGAGTAACTAAAAACTTTTTTGAAAGAATAGACATGATACTTTATCATGGTAATCAAGGTGTACAATATTCTTTATTTAATCCTATGATGACAGGATTCTCACCAAGTGAAATAGATTATAGTGCCAGTGAATTAATGGATTTTAAATTAGATTTTGAATATGAGAACTTTACAACTACAAATGTTTATAACTTTGATCTTAGTGAACAAGATAAAGCCAGATTTGAAAATATGGAAGGTGTAAAATTACCAGGAATGGTGGCAAATAAAAAACCTATTGCTTTACAACCGCAGACTTTAAATATTTTAAGTGGCGAAGCAAACGAAGAAGAAGGATCAAATTCAGGTAGAGGCAGAACAAGCCAACCTAAAACAGGTGGTGAAACTGGTGTGGATAGTTATTTAAATACAGATAAACTGTACGACGGTTCAAGTATTATGGTTTCAGAACTTTCTACAGATTCTAAAGTAAATAAATTATATACTGCATCTAAGCCTGCAGAAGATGAAGGTGAGACAGGTTTTATGGATGGAGTATCCGACTTTTTAGAAAATAATCCTTTTGGAAGAATAATAGATAGAGGGTTATCAGGTGCAGTAAACGGTCAAGACTTAGGAGATGTTTTAAAAGGTGCATTAACAGACGAATTTAATAATGCCATTAATGATCCTGAAAATGATACATTCTTATTTAATAAAGTTGAAAAAGGAAGTGAAAGCGATAAGCAAAGTGATTCCGGTAACAGTAACGCAGGTGCCACTGCTGGCGGAGGAGGCACATAATGAGTACTTCTTTATACGATACATTTGGTAACCAAATTGAATACAAAGTATTGCAATCCACTCTAACAACATTTTTAGAAAATGCAACAATAAAATTTCCTTTACCTCAAGCAAGTTCTCAAATATTAGGCGACTTTGCAGAAAATTCTGTACAACATATAGATGGTCCTATGTTAGAACAAATTAATTTAAGGTTAGAAAAACTAGGGTTTAAAGAAGCAAATGCAAGAGCTCTTGCTATAGTTTTAATAAAAGTTGCAGAGCAACAAAATATATCACCAATAGATTTCTTTAGTATAAATGAAAATACACTTAACATTACCAAACAGGCATACGATGCCATTAATGCTCTTAGACCTAATGGCAACAGAGTTAATTTAGTTACACCTAAAAACAATTCCAAGAGTCCTGTAAGTAAACTAATAAAGTCTTAACATGGCCAAATATCAACAAGGTTTGTATGAAGTCGCCAATACTAGTAAATTTGTAGGCTCAAAGCCACCTAAGTACAGAAGTAGTTGGGAGTTGGCATTTATGCGTATGTGTGATAGTCATCCTAATATACTTAAATGGGCAAGTGAAAATGTAAAGATACCTTATAGAAGTCCTGTTGATGGTAAGTATCACAACTATGTTCCAGACTTTATGATACAATATCAAGACAAAGACGGTACAGAACATGTAGAACTTATAGAGATTAAACCTGCTAATCAAACTACATTAGAGAATGCTCGTAGCAGAGGACAAGCCATACAAACGCATATAAACGCCGCTAAGTGGACAGCGGCACAAGAATGGTGTAAACGTAAAGGCATACGTTTTAAAGTGATCAACGAAGATCAGATCTTTTCTAACAAGAAACCTCGTAAGGCGAAAAAACGCATTTCTAAACCTAGAGTTAAATAAATACTATTATGACTAAGAAACTTGAAGAAGAGTTTAATTTACCTCCTATGGAAGACGTACTTGATACTGAGCAAGAAGTCGTGCCTACAGTAGAAGAAACACAGGAAGTGATAGAGGAAGTACAAGGTGCTTTAAGTGTTAGTGAAAAAATTAATTTAGCATTTAAAGAAGTTAAAGGTTTAGAAAGCCACGAAGTTGAAATGAATGANATAGCCAAGAAGGCTATTGANAGTTATGAACAACTNATGAGTTTAGGTATGAATGTAAGTGATATGGCGGCTGGTAAAGTATTTGCAGAAGCAAGTAACATGTTAAAGATAGCCTTAGATGCCAGTGATGCTAAAACAAAAGCAAAGTTACAACAAATAGACCTAATGCTTAAAAAAGCAAGGATAGATAAGTTTGATAATAAGGGTACAGAAACTGAGGCCGTCCAAGCAACTGTATTTGATAGAAATGATCTATTAAAAATTATTAAAGGCGAAAGTTAAGGCCTAATCCACTCACCGTTTTTAAAAACAACTACTTCACCGTACTGGTCTAAAGTGTACTCTCCTTCAACAGGATTCTGAGGTTCTCTTACTTTTATTTTTGTCATACAATTATTTAGCAGAAAATTTAATAATATGATAAATAAGTGTAACAACGGAGTTTAAATATGAAACTTAAAGAATATATAACAGAATCATTTAACAAAGAATACGGCTACCGAGTCAAGTTTGCCGCTGATTGTGGTTCTGATCAAATGGACATGTTAGAAAAATGTCTAGACAAATATAACTTAGTAAGTGCTACACCTTTTAAAAGAACACCTATAGAAGAGAATCCTAAGGAGTTTTACAGAGCAAAAGGTACACGATGTACATCGGAAGTATGTAGTACAGACATTATCTTAAAATACCCAGTCAACGAAAGAATACTTGAAGTATGGCTTGCTGTAAACATGGGAATGGATCACGAAAGAGTTATTGCTTATGGTGTTAAAGATCCTAGAAGAATAGAATCTGAAATGGCCGAGATGAGAGCAAAAGATGATGTAGACAGACAAGTTTCAGAAGAAGATGCTTTACTTAATGATGAGAACATGGAACATTACGAAGCACAAAACGAAGAAATAGATTTTAAAGCAAACTTCTTTGGGGAAGAATACAACACTAAGTTTTTAGAAGAATTAGCAAAAATTAAAGCAGAGAAAGGCGCAGACTATTTCCGCAACTACCCAAGTAAAGATGAACTTATGGGTGACGATCTTGCAGAACTAGGCGCACAGATACATGGACTACCTAACATGGGTAGAGGTACAGAGTCAAGTAAAACTGTTGATACTATATCTCAAAGTGGTAGAAGGAACTAATATGAAAATAGATAACTTTATAACAGAAGCAGATGATACAGGAATGTATAATCAACAAAAAGCAAGTCTTGGAAAAGCCAAATCAGCAACAGGGTCTAAAACATCAGTTTCAATAGCCCAGAAGGGTTTAGATACTGCTATTCAAGGTAAAACAGGCTCACAAGTTGATAGAGATGCAGAAGCAGAAGTTGTACAACAACATATGGATTTATTAGATCCTAAGTACAAAATGCAAAGCATGTACATAAACCTTTTAAGGCAATTAAAAACTAAAAAATCCGCAATGGCAAGCAAAACACCTCCAGGTGATTTAGATATACCAACATTTCAAAGACAAGGTAATACAAGAGGTGATATGGGTATTGCTGGAGAATACAAATCAGACGGTACTAAAGTACCAGGACCCAATGATGTTGCCAGAGGCAACACTGAGTCTGTAGAAGAAGAAATTGGATTAGATGAAGACATGTCCGCACTAAGAAATGCTATTGATAAAATGAACGGTGGTGATAAAGCATCAACTCAACAAGCAATAATGGCTATAACACGACTTAAATCAAACGAACAACCTGGTGCATATTCTGGAGCTCTATGGGCATTCATTAAACCTTATGTTGATAGTTTAGAACAAGGTGGTACAGGCGCAGTAAATAGATATCAAGATATAGAAAATGTATATAAAGATAAAGAACCTGAAGTACAACCTGAACCAGAACAACAAGCAGAACCTCAAGATCAAGAAAAACCTGATATGACAGGAAAAGAAAAAGAACATCCTGTACACGGTAGAGTCAGAGTAATTAATGTAGATGGTATGCAACCTGGGGAAGTTACTGTACAAAAAACAGACGGAACTACAGCAGTTGTTAAAACAGATGAATTAGGCGAAAGCATAGAATTAGAATCATTGGCTTTAGAAGAACTTAAAAAACTAGCAGGACTTTCAGAAGCAATGAGTGATGTATATGGTAGCACAGTTTCTGAAGAATCAGAAGAAAGAGTTACATATAGTAAAACTAAAAAAGACGGTGATGCTACAGTAACAGTAAGTGCAAATGCAGACAGCATGGACGAATTACATAAAGTATTACAACTTGCTGGAATTACATTGCCTCAAGGTGATAACGAACCAGAAGCACATGATGAGCCAGAAGCACATGATGAGCCAGAAGCACATGACGAACCTGAAGTACAAGTAGTTGCACCAGATAGTGAAGAAGGCGAAGATGAAATGCCATGTGGAACTAGTGATGCAGATGCTTCATACTCAACAGATAAAGAAGTTTTAGTAAACTATATCAAAGATAAATTAGCAAAACGACTTTCGTAAACTTATGCTCACCGATCTATATGTAGACGGATGTAGTTATGCCTTTGGTTGGGGCAAAGGTCGTGAAACAGATATATGCAAAACACCATCTTCCTATTCCTGGGTAGATGAATTTTCCAGATTAAGTAATTGTAGTAATGTATGGAATCATTCCGTAATTGGTAAACCCTCCGACATGCAAGTATTAGATATACAAAACTTTTGCAATCAATATTATAAAAAATTTAAAACATTTGATAACTTATTTGTTATTGCAGAATTGTCATATATTACATACAGAAGTATAGGATTAGTAAAAGCAAGAGAAGGTGTTTTTAAAAATCAAGACATTATTCCTATTGTAATGGCAAATGCCAAGGATGTTTTAACGAATGAAACAGGAGGCTTTGGATATGTTATACAATATGTAAGAAGAAGTAATGATTATATAGATATACAAGAGCCTTTATTTACACCTGTACCTGAACACCATATTGATCCTGACGACCAAAAAAGAGTTAAAGAATATGCCACGCAATGGCTTTTAACAAGATACACAAATTATGTAGAACATTTAGATTATATGTATAAAAATCTTTCACTAATAAGAAACTTTTTAATTAAAAGAAACATTCCTTTTTTAATATATTCTGCCGCAGTATCTGATAACGCACCGGAAAAAGAATTTATAGACCAAGCATTAAGGACAATATCAAAAGATAAAAGAATTATTCCTTTAAGTGCTTTCTCAGGCAAAAGTATATCTGGTAAATATTCTATTGAAGAATATACAGTACACCCTGATGCAACAGGACATAAAGCAATAGGACGACATCTATATGACTGGATGGTAAAATATGATTTACATAAAAAACCAAATCCAAGTATAATTACTGTATAAATAGTATTATGGCAAGAGGAACAGCAGATACCAGTCTGGTTAAGCAAGGTTATAGTAAAACTGCCTATACACCAGATACAATAGAAGATTTTAAAAAATGTGCAGATCCCATAGGCGGACCTCTGTACTTTATGGAAAATCATGTAAAGATACAACATCCTACTAAAGGTGGAATATCTTTCGATCCTTTTTCTTATCAGTTAGATCTAATTGAAAATTATAACAACTTTAGATACAGTATTAATATGCTGGGCAGACAGATGGGTAAAACCACTGTAGCGGCAGGTTACTTGCTGTGGTATGCTATGTTCAAGCCAGACAGTACAATTCTAGTAGCGGCTCACAAACAAGCAGGAGCTCAGGAAATTATGCAACGTATTAGATACGCATACGAAAGTGTACCAGATCATATTAGAGCAGGTGTAACAGAATATAATAAAGGTAGTATGAGTTTTGATAATGGAAGCAGAATTGTAGCAAGTACAACTACTGAAAATACTGGTAGGGGTATGTCACTAACATTAGTATATTTAGATGAGTTTGCATTTGTACCACAAAGAATTGCAAGTGAATTTTGGACTTCCCTATCTCCTACATTAGCAACAGGTGGTAAATGTATTATTACAAGTACACCTAATAGTGATGAAGATACTTTTGCTATGATATGGAATCAAGCAAATAAAATGTTTGATGAACATGGTAATGAACAAGAAGTTGGTGTAAATGGATTTAAACCTATGTTAGCAACATGGGGTCAACATCCTGACAGAGATGCCGCATGGGCAACAGAAGAACGAGGAAGGATTGGTGAAGAACGTTTTAAACGTGAACACGAATGTGAATTTGTTATATATGATGAAACATTAATAGACCCTTTAAAACTACTTGATATGAGTGGCAGAGAGCCAATACTTAAAAGTGGACAAACAAGATGGTACAAACATCCAACACCAGAGGGTATATATGTATTGGCTTTAGATCCAAGTA